CCGAAGAAGAAGTGCCAATGATTTGGCGTGTGATGGCAGAAAGAACCTATCCAGAATCTGCTGTGCCGTGGGAAGCAGAAGCAGGTTGGGCAGGTCGCACTGAAAAAATGACCATGGAAGCACTTCAATCTTGTGCTCGTGGCACAATGTGGACTGACTATGAACCGACCCCATTAACACGCAAATACTTGGTTGAAAATGGATATCTTCCTAAATAATAACATCCTACACGGAAAAACACCCAAGGAGAATTCTGCGAATAATCTCTTCAGTGTTGTAATGGTGAATTCTTTGTTGGATAAAAAGTTTCTAGTATGACAAACTTAACCAGAGATGTGTTAATAAAGACTATTGTTGCAAAGGAAATGGAGTCCTTTGATAGTCCCAACTACACAGAAAAATTAAAGAGTACGTATCACAAATGGGAACACGAATCAAGCACTGTTCTCTGTCAAAAATTTAACCAAATTGAACATACAAACATTACAGTTGACATCCTCAAACCATAAATAACAGAGCCATGTTTGGTTCTTATGTCGGATGAAGTTAAGAATGACAAACCTAAAAAGAAAGGTATTTTAGGTAAACTGAGGGAGGCTACGGATGATAAGGAAGAACAACTTGCAATTCTGTCTACTTTTGTCCGCCTTGGTATTCTTATTTGGAGTGGCGGAATTCTTACTTTGGCGTATATCAAACTACCAGATGCTTTTGGAATTCCCGAACAAAAACTTGATCCAACATTCATCGCCAGTGTCTTCACCGGGGTTTTAGCTACTTTCGGAGTTCAGGCAGGCAAGAAAGCAAATGCTCTTTGTGGAGGAATTTCTAAAGAAGATGTTGAAAGATTGATTGCTGCTGCAGCACAAACTGCACCTAGTCAAACTATTCGTATTGAACATGCTCCTATAAAAATAGTAGGTCAATCCGATGGAGAACCCCCAATCAAACCAACGATCTAGTTTTAAGTGGGCAGCACTAGCAGTAGGAACACTGTTTGGTATTGCTCACATTGGTCTTCTAGGTCATCTATTGACTGATAAAAAATTACCAGTGATTAATCTTCCTGTCGGTGATTATACTGCATATACTGTCGAAGCAGGAGACACTGGTTATCGTATTGAATATCGTGCAAATGATCCTAGAGTAATGGGTGCTAGTAAAAGTATTGATAAGGAGAATGGTATATTTGGTGTTGGTGGAAATTCTCAGATAAGAGTTGATGAAGAATACACCATGGAGGGTGCCCGCCACACGGGTGGAGGTGCTATGGGAAAGTTGAGTGCCCAAAAACTAGACTGCATCAAGCGGGAGGGCGCTGGAGAGTCAACAGGAAGAATGATAGGTGCTAGTGTTGCTGCTAGTGCTGCACCAATCCTTTCTGGTATTCCGTATGTTGGTTGGTTAATGAGTGGATGGATTGTTTTATTGGGACAGAATACTGGTGCAGATATTGGTGGTGAAATCGCAACAATGCAAATGGAATGTGATGAAGATTGATATAGATATAGAGGATTATACTATTATTCTCAATGCTCTTCATTATTACAAAAAGGTGGAGAAGAGAGGAAACTTTCGACAATATGATGATAAACGTATAAATGCATTAAGAGATAAATTATCACAACAACTTGTACCAAGATCTACATTTAATTTAGACTTATGAGTTCTTTATTTGTATTTGTTTTTATAACACTATTTGCTTTGACAATGGAATTGACTTGGCCAGTTAAGAAATGAATTTATTCTTACGTCCTCTCGATAATGTTGCCGATCCAGTTTGGAGTGTGATAATTTCACTTATCATATTTTTAGGAGGAGTTAGTTATTATATCGTCTATATAATGCGTATGGCTTTCGATGAATTGAACGATGGCAACACTAAATGAAGTATCGGCAAAACTGTTAGAAGTTGATGCTAAACAGGATCAAGAAATAGCACTCTTGAAACATAGAGTTGAACAACTTGAGAATGAAGATGATAATGAAATGATTAAAGAACTTCGTGAAAGAGTTCGTAAACTTGAAAAATGGGTTGCCGGTGCTGCTGCTGTAATTGCCGCTGCCACCTTTGTAATTGGTATTGCCGTCGCAGTAGATTCAAAGGAGATCGATTATGGGAGCAATGGTTCCACCCAACAGGAAATCCTGTTACAATTTTAGGGTTATAGAAATTAACCGAGTTTTGGATGGTGATACTATCGATGTCACTATTGATCTTGGATTTGATTTGTATAAAAAAGAAAGGGTTAGAGTTGCTGGTGTAGATACTCCTGAGAAAAGAACTAGAGACCTAGAGGAAAAGGAGTTGGGTTATGACGCAACTAACTGGCTCAAAGAAAAGTTGGAGGGTGCTATATCTGGTGACGATGAGTTGTCTGTTAGGACTGAACTTGTTGGTGGTGTCGGTAAATATGGCCGTCTTTTGGGGTGGTTATACATTGGGGACGGAGATGTGTCCCTCAATGAGCAAATGATCAAAGAAGGGTATGCTTGGGAGTATGATGGTGGAACCAAACAAAAAAACTTCGAAGAACTCAGGGAAATTAGAAGGGCTCATGGAACTATGTTGTAGAAGTGCGGTATGTGGGGGTGACCCTTTCATCCCCGATTCTGAATATCAAGGTGGTAAATGTGAATTGACTTGTGATATAGAAAGAAAGAATTGATATATACAATGATATAAACTTAGAATCATGCAAAATTTAATCAATGTTCTTGCTCTCGCATCTTTTGCCGTATCTGCTTCTATTGTTGGTGGTGGCAGTTACCTCCTTTTAAATAAGGATGGTATTATTGAAAATATTAAATCAGCAGCAACTAAAGCAGCAACCGAAGCAGTTAGTGGAGCACTTCCTGGAATGATGGAAGGTTCTATACCAAAATTACCTGATGCTACCGGAAATATTATACCGGGATCAGCACAATCAGTTCCATTTTAATAACTAAAATGAATTTGTTAAATACATAATAGTAAATGTGAATTTGGATTCTCTATGACTGTTTCTAATACTAAAAGAAAAAGAGCGGCAAATAAGAAAAAATCTGATAATGAAAATAAATTTTTTCTATATGTAATTTTCTATCATTTATTTTCTGGAATTGCAGGATTATTTAATAATGATTGATGGAAAATATTCCTAACATAGAATTGAGACCTATATTAATAAAACCTATAGGGACCATGGATATCCCTAAGTATGTCATTGGTCCCTCATTATCAATACCAACTGCTGCTCCTATAACAAATACTCTTGGATTTCCTATTGTCAATCTTCCTGGATGTGTAGAATACAATAAGGAAAATAATCCAAAGAATACATCTCTTTTAGAAGATGATCCACAGGGGACATTGATCTTCTGTGATGGAACTTTGCCATCTTTTAATCCTATAAATTTTAATGCAGAGGATTATATTGAACCACCAAAAACATCTGTTCCTAAGTATGAAAATTCTGAAATTGAAACACCTCAGATTAAACCACCTGCAATACCTAAAACTGAAGTACCTGTAGTTACAGTAGAGGAAGAAGAACCTATACCAGAAGAAATTAATTCCATTGTTGATTATTTGCCACCAGTAGAAGCAGTTGTATCCACTACTGTCATTGCTGCTGCTGCGGCTACAAGTGCACTGGTTGCTAGACCACTGGCAAATTTTCTCTTAAAAATTATTAAACCAGTTGTTAAAAAGGTAATTAGAAAAATTTCTACTAAATTGGGTAAAGAAGAAGTTATATTAAGTGTGAGAGAAAGGAGAGAAGAACAAAGGGAGAAATGTGAATCTTGTAAAGCAATGAAAAAATTAAGGGGTCGTTAATATAGGTCCACCAAGATCCTCTGCTTTATTTGATACTCTTCCTGGAATAGAATGCCTATGTGGTGGAATTACCCCACCTGGATTTGTAACGATCACGTCAGCACATACTGAATAGTAAGGGCTCTTGGGGTGAAAATATATTCCTTGCTTTTTAAGTTCGCCACAATTCTTAAGGCGCGCGATCTCAAAATCTAATCTCTTATTGGCAATTAATTGTTTTTGTAATTCTATTTGAGTTGCTGCTGCTTGTTTACATTGATTTTGTAATTTACTATCCAATGGTCTTGACCAAGTGGCAGAAAATCCAAGACTTAAATTGTAATTATCTTTTTGCCCAGTTCTTATTGGAACTTCATATAATATATTTCCTGGATTATCCAAAGAACCATCCTCATCAAGATCTCTTAAATCAAAAACAGGATCATCATAAAAACCTTCAAATGGTTTCTGTGCCGATACAGCACCTGTTACATAGGGTGTGAAGTTAAGAGTTGGACCTTGACACTGAATACCTCCACCATAGGTATTTGTGATGTAAGGTCCCTGAAGGACTTGTATAGCTTGATTGGTTACTGATCCAGAACTATTAGCTACGGGAGCTGCTGTTGCACTTACACCCCCTACAGTCTCCGCCTTGGTGGCAGGGGCAATCGCAACTAGATTTGATAAACATAAGATTACTGGGAGAAAATACTTGTTGTAGTTGTAACGCTTTCTAGTTCTGTTGTTCTTTGTATTATCGTTTGATTTGAAATTCCAGGTCCTTGATAAGTCTCTGTAAATTGAAATGCCTGTCCTGGATTTGTTACTGTCCAGTTG